TATTACTGATGCGCCTGCAATTCGGCACCAACGCAACGGAACGGACGCGCGGCGACCTTCCGGAGCTTCCGGTTGTCAATATGTTCGCCGAGCAAGCCCCTACGGAGGCCACCGGCATTGCGTTGCAGTCGCGCCCCGGCCTGTCTGACCGCGAAGTGGATATGGGCGCAGGCCCGGTTAAAGCACTGTTCAAGGCCGACGGGGTTCTGGACAGCACCCTATACGGCATTTCGGGGAATGCCTTTTACAACGCCAGCACCTCGCTAGGCCCTGTTAATGGACCTGGCCCGTTCTTTATGGCGGGCTTTGAGGATTACCTGTTTGCAGCGGGCGGCGGCTCGATTTTTGGCTATGACGGGGCAACCCTTAGCGCCCTGTCGTTCCCCGATAGTGCAAACGTGCTGAAGGTTGTGGTGGGCGGTTCGCGCCTGGTTGCAATTCGCGCCGATACCGAGAAATTCTACTGGTCGGACGTCCTGTCCACCACGATTGACGCGCTATCGTTCGCCACGGCGGAACAGCAGCCCGACCGGCTCAAGGATATTCTGTTCTGGTCGGACTCGCTGATCCTGTTCGGAAGTGAAACAGTCGAGTTTTGGCCCAACACCTCCGATCCGGACCTGCCGTTTCAGGTGCTAGAGGGCCGGACTTACCGCAAGGGCATTCGCGGGACCGGCTGTGCAACGCTGTTTGGCCCGTCCTTTGCATGGGTTTCCGATACCAACCAGGTATGCCTTGAAAGCCCCGATCAGGTTGTTTCGGGGCCGGGTCTGGAAGCCAAGATTGAAGCCTCGGCAAGCGTTCGTCTCTGGACGTTCCAGCTTGAAGGCACCGAGTTTCTGGCCCTGACGCTGGACGCCGAAACGTGGGTTTATAGCTACCGCTCGCGGCTGTGGTCGCAGTTTGAAAGCGCCGAAGCCGACAACTTTGTGCCGCAGTGCTTTTCGGGCGGTGTGTTCGGTTCATCCATTGACGGCAAGACGCTGGAATGGGGCGCGGCATGGGAAGACATTGGCACCACGTTAGAGCGCCGATTTAGGGCCGGTGCGCCGTTTGAAGCGGGCGGATTGATCCTTTCAAGTGTGAGCCTGCGGACCAACCCCGGCACCACGGGCTATCTGACCGGCACCTATGCCAACCCGACAATTGAAATGCGTTCATCGCGCAATGCGGGCAAGACCTGGAGCAACTGGCGCACGGCCACCCTTGGCGAACAGGGCGAATACCGCAAGCGGGTGCAATGGCTGGCTTGCGGGATGGCATCGCGGCCCGGTGTGCTGCTTGAATTTCGCGTGACCGCCCCGGTGGACTTCCGCGTTTCTGATGTGGTGGTCAACGAAGGCTTCGGGGGCATCTGATGGCGATTAAACTGCCCCGGATGCAACGCCTGTTTCCGATTGTGGAGCAAGGCGGGACGCCTCACCCGGCATTCCATCAAAACTGGGATACCGCGATGCAGACCATCGAGGAGGCGCTAAACAGCGTCATTGCAGCTCAAGCGGCGGCTGATGCGGCCAATGCAGCGGCGGCGGTTGCGGATGCGGCGGCGGCGGCGGCAGATGCAGCGGCTGTAGCAGCACAGGGCGCGGCAGATGATGCAGCGGCTAATTCGGCGCTGGCTAATTCGGGCGTTACGGGCGCAACCATTACGGCAGCCGACGCCGGGGCTGATACCAGCATTACGATTAGCGGCCACACGCGGGTATATGGGGACGGGACAAGCGTAGCGGTGACGGGCGCAACCCTGACCGGGCGGGCCTATTCGACCTTCTATTACGTGTATTACGATCAGCCCTCACGCGCTGGCGGGGCCGTTACCTATCAAACGACCACCTCGGAAACCACGGCGGCGCAGACTGGCGACCGGCATCTGGTCGGCTCGGTGACAACCCCTGCGGCGGCGGCACCTGACACCGATGGCAACTATGTGGGCGCGCCGGGCGTGGGCGGCATTATCCCATGATCCGGCCCGCCACGGCTAGCGATCTACCGGAGATTGCAAGGCTGGGGCGGGCGTTTTTCGACCGGGCTGGTTGGTCTGACGTTCTGGAATATGACGAAGCCGATTGCGAAGCCTCATTGCGGGCTTTCATGGACACCGGCCTTGCGATCATTCTGGTGGCTGACTTCGGCGGGATTGTCGGCATGTGCGCCGGGATTGTCTCGCCGGTCTATTTCAAGCGCGACCACTTGAGCGGTGAGGAGCTGTTCTGGTGGGTATCCGACAAGGCCCCGCAATCTACCGGCCTGAAGCTGCTTGTGGGGCTTGAAAACGCCGCACGGGAACGCGGCTGCACCACTTGGCAAATGAAGTCCCTGGCCCGCCTGAACGGCGACCGGATGGGCAAGCTTTACGAACGGCGCGGGTATCGCGCTTCTGAAAACTCTTACATCAAGAGGCTTTAAACATGGCAATTGGAACGCTTGCGGCGGTCGGCATTGGCTTGGCCGGTGCTGGGGCTGTCGCCTCTGGCATTTCGCAGAACAAGGCGGCAAGCAAGGCGGCAAACGCCACGCAATACGCTGCCGACCAGTCTGCGGCGGTCCTGCGGGAAAACTACGACAAGAGCGCGGCGGCCCTTGCGCCGTGGCAATCGTCGGGCCTTGCGGCCAATAACCAGATGAACGCCTTGCTGGGGCTTGGCAATCCGCAACCGGCACAGATGGGCCAGATGGCGGGCGGCGATCCATACGCGGCTTACGTCCGCTCCAATCCCGACCTGATGGCCGAATTTGGCCGGGTTGGCGGGCAGTTCGGCGGCGACATGGGCGCTTATGGCCAGTTCCATTACGGGCAGTATGGGCAGGGCGAGGGCCGCTTGCTGCCGAGCCAGCAGATGCAGGCGGGACCAACTGCGGCTTCGTCAAATCCCGATGCAGCGCGGGCCGCGTTTGACCAGTTCCGCAATTCGACCGGCTATCAGTTCCGGCTTGGCGAGGGCATGAACGCGCTTAATTCGGGCTACGCAGGGGCGGGAACGATCAAATCCGGTGCGGCCATGAAGGCGGCAACCGAATACGGCCAGAACTTCGCCAGCAACGAGTTTGGCAACTACTTCAACATGCTTGGTGGGCAGGCCAATAAGGGCCTTTCGGCGGCATCGGCCCAAGCTGGTGTATCGCAGAGCCTCGGCAACAATCTGGCGAATATCCAGATGCAGCAGGGCGACAACCTTGCGAACGCCGCACTCGCAAAAACCAACCCGTTCGGCAACGCGCTTTCGATGCTTGGCGGCGGCCTTCTGAAGCTGGGGTAAACACATGGCGATCAATTGGGGCGGTGCCGCCCAGAACAACAATCCCCTCGCTTACTTTGCGATGGGCCAGCAGATCGGGCAGAACATCGTTGACAGCCGCGTGGGCAAGGCAACGGCTAACATCCTGACCGGGCAAATTCCGGGTCAATCCGTTCCAGGCGGACAGCCCGCGCCTATGGGTGCGCCAACGGGTGCGCCGACCGTTCCAGGCCAACCGGGTGGCTTGCCGCTTCCTCCGATGAATCCGGGCGGCATGACCCCCGGCATTGGCGATCAACACAACCGCGACATTGGCAAGGATTGGGCCACCATCGCCCGCTATAATCCGCAGTTGTTTGGCCAGCTTCAGCAGCGGCAGGTGGAGCAGGCGAAGCTTCAGCGTGAAGAGCAGCAGAAGCAGGCCGCGACCTTCCGCCAGCTTCTCAAGCAGGCAGGGACCGACCCGCAGCAGGCTATCGGCGCGGCTCAACAATTGGGCATCCCCTTGAACGGAATGCCGCAGCCCGGAACGCCTGATTTTGAAAAGTGGCGGCAGACTCAGCTCTTTATTGTTGACGCGATAGAGACGCCGGAAGGCAAGGACATGCTGACTAATACGGCGAAGGAGGTCATGCTTACCCTTCCGCCAGAGCATCGCAATCCGAACAGCCCGGTCTTTATCGACGCGATGCGCAAGCGGATCGAGGCAGAGGCGCTAAAAACCATCCCCTATACTCAGGGTGGCGGTGTCGCGGGTTATAACCCCATGACCGGGCAGACCAATACGATTGTTGCACCTAATCCTGGGGGCTTTACCGCTGGCGCTCCGGTCAACAGCGGCCCCGCTCCCGGCACTGTCGTTGGCGGCTATCGCTTCAAAGGCGGCAATCCAAACGACCGCAATTCATGGGAACCGGCAGGAGGCCAGCCCGGCGGCAATGGCCCTTTCGCGCAGTAGGATTGCCGGGGGAACAGGTGACTAGCACCCTGCGCAGTCCTGCCCGCAATCAAGCAGTGGGCGGTGTCAAGAACAGCTATCACCTTTCCGGACAGGCCCGCGATAGCGTCCCGCCCAAGGGTATGAGCATGGCCGCTTATGCTGCTGAGTTGGCCCGCCTGAACCCGCACCTAAAAGTAATCAACGAGGGCGATCACGTCCACATGGAGCCGCGTTAATGGCACAGAATCCTTGGGAAATGAATTGGAGCGGGCAGCAGCCTACTACTGGCGCGCCTTCTGGCCCGGTCTATGGCGCACCGCCGAAGCCCGATAAGCCGAACGAGCCTAAGACCACTTGGCGCGAAGATGTCCGCAACGGCGTTCGCGTTTTGGTAAGCTCTGAAGGCGACGTAAAGGCTATGCCGGGTGGCGATGAAGACCCCAAGGGCGCAAGCCGGATAGCAACGTTAGAAAGCATTGTCCCGCAGATCAACCGGGTCCAAGAGTTATACGCCGCAGGCATTCGCGATGAAAGCCTCTGGAACGCTTTTGGTCTGCTTGATGGCGTAGGCCCGGAGGCTGGCCGCTTCGACTCGGCGGGTTCTGGTCTTGCCGATCAGGGCCTCGCGGCTTTCCGCGTTCCGGGTGTCGGTTCTCAGTCAGACTTTGAAGCCAAGCAGTTTGCCGAAGCCAATAAGCCGCAGGCAGGCAATTGGGATGCGGCAATTGAAGAAAAGTTGCGCAATCTTCGGGGGCGTGTTGACGCCAATCGAAAAGCCGCTGGCCTTCCCCCGGCCAACTGGACGGGCCTAGAGGATAGCCCCGCCAAGGAACCGCCGCCGCTGATGCAGCCCGGTATGCCTGGCGCTAGCGGGGGAGGCAGTCAACCTATGGCCCCCGCAGGCGGCGGAATGCGGGCCGTAAATGATCCGAACCTTGCAAACGAACTGTTTGCCATGCTCAATGCAGGCCGGTCGATTGATGAGATTAGCGCCTATGCCCAATCGAAGGGCGCAGCACCGATCATCCCGAACGCTGAAACGCTGGACTATGCCCGCAAGAATCCGGGCTGGAACCCGTTTACCGCAAATCGCTATGAGCCGGTTTCCGACTTTGAGCGCACCGCCACGGCTATTGGGGGAAGTGCGCCGGGGGCCTATGCTATCGGCGCTGGTCAGTTCCTTTCGGGTAACACCCTAGACAACCTTCAGGCCGACCCGGAGCGCGCTCGCCTGTCAATGGACCTTGCCGCACAGCAAAGCCCTACAGCGACCACGCTGGGGGAAGTTTCTGGCGGCGTCATAGGGTCTTTGGCTGGAGAGGCCATGCTGGCTCGCCTCGGCGCTCCTGGCGGCGTCATCCGCTCGTTCGCGGCTGATGCCGGTTACGGCGCGGCAAATGGCGCGGGGATGGCCGACAACCCCGGTCAGAACCGTGGCACAAATGCCCTGTTTGGCGCGGCGCTTGCTGCTGGCGGCAATGCTGCTGGCCGCGCTGCAGGGCAGGGCGTCAACGCTCTGGCACGTGGCGTCCGCGATCCAGCCACGCGCCAAATGATGAATGAGGTCGGCGACCTGACCGTTGGACAGACGTATGGCCAATCTGGCCGTGTCGGCGCAGCAGTAAAGGGCGTAGAGGACCGGCTATCCGGGCTTCCGGTTGTGGGCGATTCCGTCAACGCCGCCCGCGCCAAGACCGTCCAGAACTTCAACGCCAAAGCCTTTGACAAGGCGCTTGAGCCTATCGGTCAGAAGCTTAACGGCGAAGTGGGGCAGGATGCTGTCGCCAATGCGCAAGCGAAGGTGCAGCAGGCTTTCCAGGATGCACTGGCTGGCCGCTCGGTTCAGGCCGACGCATCCTTTGCGAACGAAATGACGCAGGCCACGACCAAGGTTATGGCAATCCGCCGCGTCGGCCCCGAACTGTCGGAACAGGTAGCGGACATTCTTGGCCCGCATATGCAGCAGGGCAAGAACAACCTGACCGGCGAGGAAATGCAGATCATCAGCCAGGAACTGCGGAACTTGAAGGCGGCATACAAGAAGTCAGAGCCAGCGTTCTACAAGAAGATTGGCGAGGCAATTGACAGCACCGAGAATGCCGTTTTCGGCTTGTTCAAGCGGCAAGCGCCCGACGTTGTGCCGAAGTATAACGCCGCCAAGCAGGCTTACCGCAGGGTTTCAATCTTGGCCGACGCTACGCTGAAGGGTAAGAACCAGCCCGATAGCATGTTTACCCCGGCCCAGCTTAACACCGCCGATGCGGCCAATGCAAAGAAGTATGAAGGCGCAATGAGCGCCGCTTCAGGCCCTCGCCAGTTCCGCGAATTTGGCGAGGCTGGGCAAGCGGTCCTGCCTAACAAGGTTCCAGACAGCGGGACCGCTGGGCGTCTTGTTCTGGGCGCTGCGGGCGCTGGCGGGATTATCGGAACGGGCGGCGGCGCTGTTGCTGGCGACCCCGGCACTGGCGCGGCCTATGGCACCGGCACCGGCCTTGCGCTTTCCGCTATTCTGCTGGGGGCTTACTCGAAGGCTGGTCAGCGGGTTTTGACGAAGCCAGGACGCGGAAGCCAGCGGCTAGCCGATCCAAGGCTCCAGCAATTGCTTGGTAAAATCGGCGCAGCCACCGGGGCGGCGTCTTTGCCGGGAACAACTCCTTCCCAGTAACGCCGACAATCAGTGCAAGGATAATCGCCTTAGCAAAGGCGGCCCAAAAAATACTGCTCATACCGCACAATAACACAGCTCAGGGCTGGGGGAAACCCCGGCCCTTTTTGTTGGAAAACCACACATGGCCGAATTGTTCACGAACCCCGCGCGGGCGACCGATAGCGACAACAACCCGCTGTCCGGAGCCAAGCTTTACTTCTACCAGACCGGCACCACGACGCCGGTTGACGTTTACGAAGGCAGCGACCTTGTAACGCCGCTTTCCAACCCGGTCGAAGCTGACAGCGCGGGGCTGTTCCCAGCGATCTATCTTGACCCGGAAGTCACCTATCGCGCGGTCCTGAAGAACAGCACGGGCGCAACCACGGTTTATGACCATGACCCGGTTGCCAGCGCGGTCGATTCCGGCACTGTCACTTTTACGCAATCCGGCACCGGGGCAACCGCCCGCACGGTGCAAGGCAAGCTGCGGGACGCTGTTTCGCCGGAGGACTTCGGCGCGGTTGGGGATGGAGTGACTGATGATTACACCGCCCTGCTTAACGCCCTGCAATCCGGTCGGCCCGTGGACGGCAACGGGCGCACCTATGCAATCAGTTCGCAGTTGGCTCCATCCTCTTTCAAGGGGTTGTCCAACTGCACCCTGAAATGGTCCAGCACAGCGGCAATGGCTGTGCAGCAGGCGTTGCTTTACATTGCCAACCTCTCGGACTGGTCGATTGATAATGTCACCTTCAACATGGGGACGGTGGAAAGCACCGGCTCGGTTGACGATAGCAGCCGCGCGGGCCTGAAAGTCACCAGCGCCAGCCCGAATGTTACCTTTAATGACCGCGTTTCGATCACCCGCTGCAAGGCCACCGGCCACGGTAACGGGACCGGCATTTATGTCCGCTCTTGCCGCTATGGCGTTATCTCAGAAAACGTTGTCTATGATCGGATTGTTGACGGCACGATCAGCAATGATTGCCAGAACGGCATTGACGTTAGCCAGTCCACCAACATGGTCATTTCGGGCAATGTGGTTCGCAACCTGCGGGCGCGGCTTGCCGGGGTTTCGACCCGCCGTTACTCGCGCGGGATGCTGTTCTTTGAACTGCGGGACAGCGCGATAACCGGAAACGTGGTGACGGATGTTGACCAGGCTTTCGACTTTTCCGGTGCCTATGATGCGGTAACAAATACCAACGGCAATGTCGGCCTGTCGGTTACGGGCAATCAGGCAAACAGCGTTCGCACCTATGGCTTCAAGTTCGCCAACGTGGCGCGCGACATTGCGGTGTCTGGCTGTGTGGCGCGCAACTTCGGGCTGGCGGGCTTTGCGTTCTCCGGTAGTTCAAGCGCACCTGCAGACACCACCAAAAACACCCAGCGCATCACGGTAACGGGCTGCAAGGCCATCGACGCGACCGGCGAACACCAAGCCTCGAACTATGGCTTTTATATCGCCGAACAGGCCGCTTCGATTGGCTGGCCGCGCGGCATTCGTTTTAGCAACTGTGACGCCATCGACAATACGGGTGGCGGGTTTCTGGTCTACGGCTACCGCTATGATGGCACCTATGACGGCTCCAGCCTGTTATTGAATGAACTGCACAACTGCCGTTCACTGGGCCATGTGACCGCGCCGACTGTTGGCTTTACCCCTTGGCGCACCCAGCTTAGCGATAACAGCAACCAGTCGATCCCAGACGCAACGCCAACTGACCTAACTTGGGGAACGGAACAGATCGACGGCCCCGCTGCCCATGCGGCTGCTGCTGCTGCTGTAACCGCAAAGATTGCGGGCCTTTATCGTATTTCGTTCGCAGTAACCTTTGCCAGCAACGCGACCGGCTATCGCAAGATTAACCTGCTGAAGAACGGCGGCACCTTCGCGGGCAGCATCTTTGCTACATCCGCAGTCAACGGCGAGGTTACTACGGTCGCAGGCGACATTCTGGTCAGCCTTGCCTTGAATGACACGGTGCGCCTTGAAGCCACGCAGAACAGCGGCGGGGCTTTGAACGTCAACCGCTCGACGTCCCTGTTCACCGTTGAACTGGTGGAACTGGCGTAATGACCAACCACGAAGACCTGCACCGCGATTTTGGCCGCATGGAGGCGGGCTTGGAGTCCTTGGAGAAAGTTGTGTCGCAAGGGTTCCAGGAGATCAAGAACGAGTTGCGCGAGATCAAGCGGGACGTTGAGGCGCTAAAGGCTGCTGAAACCGAACGCCGGGGCGCGTGGAAGGTGATCGTAACGGTTGCCGGGGTGGTTTCCGCCGCCGTGGCGGGCCTGATTAAATACCTCTCAAGCTGACAGGTGACTTATTGCAGCACCCAAGCCAAGGGTCTTGTTTCTAGATATAGAAACCAAGCCTGCCATTGTCGCGTCCTTCGGGATACGCGACCAGCATATCGGCCATAAGCAAATCCTGAAAGACGGCGGCGTTATCTGTGTCGGGCTTAAATGGCACGGCGAACGGAAAGCGCCGGTCTACAGCGTTTGGGAACATGGCCGGGATGCAATGCTACAGGCCACCCATGACGCGCTCTGTGAAGCGGACGGGGTGGCAACCTATAACGGTGCCGCGTTCGACCTTCCCAAGCTACAGGGCGAGTTTCTCCTAGCTGGTATGCCGCCCGCCCCGCAGGTGACGCAGATCGACATTTACAAGTCGGTTAGGCGTCTCGGCTTCATATCGAATAAACTGGACTACATCGCCCCGCTGTTAGGGCTAGGCGGCAAGGTCAAGCATGAAGGCCTGGAACTGTGGCTTAAGGTCATGGACGGGGACGAAGCCGCACAGAAGCGCATGGCTAAGTATTGCGCCGGGGACGTTCGCTTGACCGAAGCGGTCTATGATCGGGTGCGGCCTTATATTCACAGCCACCCGTTCATGGGGCTGGATATACAGCCGCGCGATTGCCCGTCTTGCGGATCGACGCGGACACAGGCGCGGGGTTTCTACCGGACCAAGGCCAGCGTCCGGCAGCGGTATCAGTGCCAGTCGTGCGGATCATGGAGCATGGGCAATGCAAAACCTGTTTAAGCTACCTTACCATTTTCTCGGCAAGGAAGCCGAGAGCGCGGAAGTTGTCGCGGCATACTATCCGCCCGTTCCGCTGATTGTGGTGGACGATACGGAGGAGGTCGAATGACGCCCTTTGGAACGCCTATGGATCGCGTTCACGCTGCCGAGCCTGCGGACTATCAGGCCACGCAATCCGGTGAAGCTGCCGCCCGTATCCTTACCCTAGCTGCCAAGCGCATCCGTAACGGGGAGAGCGTCAAGGACGTATGCGGGGGGCTGGTGGATACGGTGATTGCCCTTAGCGGTCGGGTTTAGCGGGCTTCCACCGCCAGCGCCGTTTGCAACCGGCTCTGCACTGCAATCGGATGGCTTTCACATCCGCGTCACCGGTCTGCGCAGTGCAAACTTGTTCGGCCAAGCCCTCGAAGGGCGG